AGGTTCGCGCGCGTTTCCCCAGAAAAAAATCATGAAAAATATGGCAGAGTGCTGTAAAAATATGGCAGGGGTTTAGAAAAATGCTGGGTGGGTGCAAAAGTTTGGCAGCGATCGGTGGAGCAGAAAGTGCTTCCCTGGAAGTGCCGGCGCCCGGTTTTCTAAAAAAGTGTTACTGCAGCGGCACCCGGTTTACTTCAGGTAACACCTGCCAAACCTGTGGCGGCCTGGCACGTTTGCCAGCCAGCACAACTGTGCCACCCCAAACCTGGGAGGAAAGGCCCCATGGGTAGGCATAAAACACCCAGCAATGTGCTGCGCAGAAAGGGGGCCTTTGCCAAAAACCCGGCCAGGGGCAAGGCGCGCGAGAATGAACCAGAGGTAAAGACCCCACTGGAGCGGCCAATAGGGCGCTTTACCAAATCCCAGAAAGCCTGTTGGGAGCAGATAGCGCGCCAGTGCCCTGATGGTGTGCTAACCAGTGCAGACTCCATACTGGTAGAGATGGCCGCGCGCCTGCTTTCAAAGATGAAAAACAAAGGATTAACGGCTGCAGAGCAGGGCCGGCTGCACAGCATGGTGGGCTCCATGGGTATGACTCCCTCCGGCCGTGCCAGTTTAAACATTGGGGCCGGCGGTGGCGGGGCAGACCCCTATGACGAGTTTTGATAATGGCTATGTAGAGGGTGTGCTGGCTGGTGATATTGTGGCGTGCGCTTTTACTATTGCCGCCTGCCAGCGCCATGATGATGATTTATACAGGTCAGATTTCGTCTTTGTTTTCGACGAAGACAGGGCGCTTCGTGCTATTCGATTTATAGAAACTCTGCCCCATACAAAGGGGCGGTGGGCAGCCAAGAAAGAGCTACTGGTGCTGGAGCCCTGGCAGCGTTTCATTGTTGGCAGTATCTTTGGCTGGGTGCACAGGGATACAGAGCTGCGCCGGTACGCAGAGGTGTACATTGAAGTGGCCCGGAAGAATGGCAAGAGCCTACTACTGGCTGCCATTGGCGTGCTGATGCTGCTAATAGATGGGGAGTTTGGCGCAGAAGTTTATGCCGGCGCCACAAACAAAGCCCAGGCCATGCAGGTATTTACACCCGCGCGCCTGATGTGCAAGCGCACCCCGGCCCTGGTGAAAAAATTCAATGTAGAAATAAACGCCAGCAACCTGTATTGCCCAGACGACGATTCCAAATTTGAGCCTGTAGTAGGAAACCCTGGAGACGGCCCCAGCCCTAGTTGCGCTATTGTTGACGAGTACCACGAACACAAAAGCCCAGACCTGTACGAGACAATGCAAACTGGAATGGGAAGCAGAGACCAACCATTGCTGGCCGTGATAACCACGGCCGGAAATGACCAGGCTGGGCCTTGTTATCAGAAGCGCGACGAGGCCACTAAAATACTGTCCCGCGTATTTCCAGACGATAGTTTTTTCAGCATTATCTTTACCCTGGACAAAGGCGACGACTGGAAAGACCCGGCAGTGTGGCCAAAGGCCAACCCGAATATAGGCGTATCTGTTAAGCCAGAATATCTGGAGCGACAGGTGCGCAGCGCCATAAGGGCCCCGGAAAAACAGAGCGGCATTAAAACTAAAAACCTTAATATCTGGACAGGTGCAAAAGAGCAGTGGCTAAACACAGAGGACTGGGACAAGTGCGCACGGCCAGATATGAAGAAAGAAGATTGCAAGGGCTGGCACTTTGTGGCCGGCCTTGACCTTGCATCCAGTATCGATATTGCCGCGCGTATGGACTTGTTTTCCAAACGACGCGACGACGGCCAGCTGCAGTACCGCGCATTCTCCAAATTCTATCTGCCAGAGGGGAGGCTGGAGCACCTGCAGAACAGCAAGGTATTTATGGGCTGGGCAGAGCAAGGTTTTATAGAATTGATGGACGGAGAGGAGGTTAGCTTTGCCGAAGTAGAGCGGCATATTCTGGAGCTGCCAGACCAGCACCCGGTAAATGAAGTAGCATACGACCCGTGGCAGGCCACCCAGATGGGGCAGAATCTGCGAGACGAGGGCGTGCTGGCCGTGAAGTTTCCCAACACTGTTGGCAATATGTCGCCAGCAATGAAAGAGCTGGAGGGCGCCCTGGCCGGTGGCCGGTTTGAACATGACGGCAATCCAGTGCTAAATTGGATGGCCAGCAATGTAACCAACAAGCCAGACAAGAAGCAGAATTACTTTCCTGATAAATCAGGGAAGCACAACAAAATAGATGGTATTGTGGCCCTACTATTTGCAGTGGGCCGCGCTATGTATCAGGAGGACAGTGGAGACCTGCAGGGGTTTCTGGATTCTATTAAATGAAATACTTTAACCCGTTTCTCTCCTGGGGTGGTTTCGGCACCCTGTCAAATCCCGACCAGGGGCCACAGCAACCATCTAAGCGCACCCTGGGAACAGAGGCCGGGGTAAGCGTTTCAGACGAGCAAGCGCTAAAACTTAGCGCTGTCTGGGCCAGCCTGCAGCTGATTACCTACAGCGTGGCCGGCCTGCCTCTGCAGGTTTTCCAGGAGACGGCCAGCGGCCGCAAGCCCCTGGAATCACGCCACCCCATTAAAGAGATATTCCACGGCAAGCCAAACCCCTATATGAAGGCGCGAGACTTTCGTATAGCAATGACCATGCAGAGCGCCCTGTTTAATAACGCCTATGCTGAAAAGCTGTTTTCTGGTGAGCGCGTAGTGGGCCTAATACCATTACGCCCTGGAAGAATGACCCCGCACCTGGACAATACCGGCACGCTGACATATCACTACAGGGTGAAGGAGGGGGTAAAAATATTCTCTGCCAATTCAATCATGCACCTAAAAGGCATGGGCACAGACGGCATAGTGGGCGCCGGCCGCGCGGATTATGCGCGGGAGACTTTCGGACTTACCCAGGCCGCGCACACGTTTGCAGCAAAGCAGTTTGCCAATGGCGGCCGCCCCGGGGGCTACATCACTTACGATAAGTTTCTAAAGCCAGAACAGCGCGAACAGGCCAAGGCGTTATATGAAGGAATGAGCGAGGGCTCTGTTCAAGCCAACAAACTCTGGGTACTAGAGGGGGGCATGAAGTACGAGGGCCTGGACTTTGCGGCAGATCAAATGCAAATGATTTCCACCCGCACCCTGCAGCTGTCAGAAATAGCGCGTTTCTTTGGCGTGCCCGGCGTCATGATCGGTGCCGGCGATAGCAGCACCAGCGCCTGGCCGGCCAGCTTTGAGCAGCAAATGCTAAGTTTTCTAACTTTCACTATCCAGTCTTATACAGACGAGTGGGAGGCCGCCATCATCGATAGCCTGGCAGAGCCTGGCAGTAACATTGGCGTAGACCACGACAACACCCCGCTGGTTAAAATGGACAGCACCAGCCGCGCAAACTACTGGGGCAAGCTGGTACAGAACGGCTTGGCCACCAGGAACGAGGCACGCCTGGCCAACAATCTGCCGAAGTCAGAAGACCCCGGCGCCGACCTGTTGACAGTGCAGAGTAATTTAATGACTATAGAAGCATTGGAGGGCATCACAGATGCTACACAAACTGGACAACCCGCTGGCACGGTGTCAGCTTAGCCTTAAAATGGATGGTGCTGCCACAGCAGAGCGCGGCACCTTTGAGGGCTACGCCTCAGTATTCGATGGGCTAGACTCCTACGAGGACACCATTCTGCCCGGCGCATTCAAAGAGAGCCTGGCCAGCGGCAACAAGGTTAAAGGCTTTGTGAACCATGATAGCCGGGACATACCCGTTATAGACTGGGTGCACATGGAGGAGGACGCCACAGGTCTGCGCGTCGTGGGTAAAATTGATTTCCGTCACCACCTTGGCGAGAGCCTGCACAGCGCCATGGAGCGTGAAGCACTGGACGGCCTTTCTATTGGCTTTGTAATGGGCAAAGACGACTATGACTTAAAAGACCCGGAGCAAGAGGACTACCCATGGCTAGAGGGCGGCCGGGACATTAAGAATCTGGAACTACGCGAAATATCCGCTGTGACTTTCCCGGCTGATAGTGACGCAAGAATATCCGGCGTGAAGCTGGAGCGCGGAGAGCTTCTAACTCTGCGGGAGTTTGAGCAGCACCTACGGGATGTAGGGGGCTTTTCAAAATCCAGGGCCACTGCTTTTGTATCGGCATTGGCTACTGTGGCCAGGGGGGAGCCCTGCCCAGAGGTAGAGGAGAAACTAACCAGCGGCCTCCCAGAGGCTACGGAAATGCTCAAGGGCTTGCGCCAGAAACTGGCACGGTTATAGTAGAGGCCTGAGCACCACAAACATTATTAGGAGTCACTACCATGACACCCGAAGAAAAAGCAACAGCGGATAAGCTAGACGCTGTAGTACAGGTACGCGCACTGGAGGCAACAGTGCTGGAGAAGTTCGAGCAGATTTCTGCTAACGCCACGCAGCTGCGCGGTGAAATAGAAACTCTGGGCACGACCAATACAGAGACCATGTCCAAGCATGAGAAACTGCTGGAGGACTATAATGGTCTCTATGCGCGCCTGAAAGAAGTGGAGCTGCGCGGTGCAATTCAGCCCGGCCATTTGGAATTTGGCGTAAAGGTAGACCTGGGCGCAGACTTCATTGAGTGCGACGGATTCAAGTCTGTGAAGGAAGGCGGCGCAGTCTCTGGGCGCATGGAAGTCAAAACAGCTATTGTGAACGCGACAGGCCAAGGCCAGCCGCTAGTACCGGCAGACCGCCTGGCCGGTATCGCTACCACGCCAGACCGCGTTATGCGCTTGATTCAGCTCATAAACGAAACGCCTACCAATTCCAACCTGGTGGAGTTTACGCGAGAGTCTACCTTTACCAACGCAGCTGCAGGACAGGGCACAGGCTCCAGCCCGGAATCCTTTGAGAATGTAGCCAAGGCAGAATCTGGCATTACGTTTGCACTGGCCCAGGAGCCTGTTATTACACTGGCGCACTTTGTGCCGGCGTCTAAGCAGGTGCTTGAGGATAGTGCAAGCCTGGCGAGCCATATCAACAGCCGCCTGATGTACGGCCTGGCACTCAAGAAAGAATCGGAAATGCTGACAGGTACAGGCGGTGGGCACCAGCTCAATGGCTTGTATACCCAGGCAACGGCCTATGCTGCTTACAGCTCACCAGAGCCAGCGAACAAGATTGACCGGATCCGCGATGCTGTGCGACAGGCCCAGGTAAGTGAGTACACGCCAGACTTTTTGGTGCTCAATCCTCTGGATTGGTTTGAGATTGAGATTACCAAGGTCAGCGGTTCAGATAACCGCTATGTGGTAGGCGATCCGCGCAGCCTGTTACCGCCACAGCTCTGGGGCTTGCCTGTTGTTGTCACCAACAGCATGACAGCCGGCCAGTTTCTGTTGGGCAACTCTATGTCTGCAGAGCTGAAAAACCGTGAGCAGAGTTCTATTGAGGTTAGCCGGGAGCACTCGGACAACTTCACCAAGAACATGGTAACTGTGCTGGCAGAGGAGCGCGCGGCGCTAATCTGTTTCCGCACTGAGGCGTTTATCAAAGGCACCCTGTAACAGGACACCCTGAAACAGTAGCCAAGTAGGAAAACGGAAAGGGGCGCAAGCCCCTTTCTTGTCTAACTAACGGGAGTACGTTAAAAATGAAACAGCTAATTATTCAACGCCCCACCCTTTGCAATGGCACCTGGTATTACCCGGCGCCCAAAGCGCAAGAAGTAGGGAACGAGGACGCGGCCACGCTTATAGGCTCTGGCAACGCGAAAGAATTCTGCACTAAGGCGGTGGACAAGACAGAAAAAAAGTCTGTGTCTGCGTCGGGGGCGGCCCCAGCCTCAGACAAGAAGACGCCCAGAAAGCGGAAGCCTGCCAACAAAAAGGCCTAGTATCGCTGCTGGTTATTAATACCAGCTACCAGATATTGCCAAGCGCTAACTACCACTATGCAGCAGACCATAAGTGGTGGAATGTGCACCTGGGCAGGGTACAGGCAGAGCTAGCCGGCGAATCATTCACACAGTACCGCGACGAGGCAGAGCTGGACTTTGCCACCCGGCGCGGAATTCACCCTGTTCCTGCAGTAAACAATCCCGGCCTGGGGCATGAGCTGCTGCACCTGAACAGTAACAGCGGCGCCCAGGCTATCAACTTGCTATACCTGATGGGCTACAAGCGCATAATCCTACTGGGCTACGATATGCAGAATACGGGCGGCAAATCACACTGGCACGGAGACCACCCGCTACCACTGAGCAATGGGCAATACCACGCCTACCAGTCTAGCTTTAGGCAGCTGTCTGCAGACCTGGAGGCCAGGGGCGTGGACGTTATCAACAGCAGCCCGGAGACAGGCCTAACGCACTTTAGGCGACTACCATTAGACGAGGCCCTGGCATTGCCCCAGGCTGGACTGTGAGGGGCGTTATAGTTGGCACGGGGCCAAGTCTTACAGAGGACGCCTTGGAGCGCCTACGGCGCACACGCCTGCCCCTGTTTGGTTGTAACAACACTTACCAGGTGCTGCCACTAACGGCCCTGCTGGCGTGCAATCCTGAGTGGTGGGACTATTACCACCCGCGTGATGCACTACTATCAGCCGGCCGCTTTGACAAGTGGAGCTGGGACATTGAAACCTGCAGGCGTTATAACTTGCGCTATGTGCGCGGGGTTTGGGCTGATTCATTGAGCACCCACCCTGGTGTTATTCACTACGGCCACAGCTCTGGCTACCAGCTTATAAACTTAGCTTTTAACAAATATGGCATTACAGAGCTGGTGCTGATAGGTTTCGATTTAAGATACCCGGCCGGCTACGACAGCAGCGCGAAAAAAACAGGAGGAGCGCGGCACTTTTTTGGCGAGTATCCCAAAGAGCTGGAGCACTGGCCTAGCTGTCCTGGTGGCAATATGCAGGGATTGCTGGACTGCTATAAAACAATCGATACAGAGAAGCTGGGTATACGCATAATCAACTGTTCACCCGGCAGCGCGCTGGATTTTTTTGAAACTGGAAAGTTAGAGGAGTGGGTGTAAATGAACGGGCAAACAATCACCAGGGCCGTGCCATGGTCTGAGCGTATGAAATGGGACTGGCCAGACGACGACGAGAAACTGCTGCAGGTGTTCCACCAGGTGGGCGACATAGAGGCCATAATGGAATATGTGCCCAAAGACAGGCGCGTGCTTTGTGTGCAGGCCGGCGGCGCCTGTGGCGTTTGGCCGCTGCGCCTTTCAATGCTTTTTGATTTGGTAATTACTCTGGAGCCAGACCACCAGAATTTTGCAGCCCTTACCCGGAATTTAAAAAGCACAAACAACGTAACTGCAATTTATGGCTGCCTCGGTATCGATGGCAAAAGCTACGACCTGGCCAGGCACCCCACAGAACAAAGAAACGCGGGGGCTGGTTACGTCGTGGAAGCAACAGAGCCGGGCGGGGTGTTTGGTTACAGCATAGACAGCCTGGTCTGCGGTCAGTGTGATTTGATACAGCTAGACGTGGAGGGCTCGGAGCTGTTGGCACTGCAGGGCGCTGTGCAAACTATCGATAAATACAAACCCACCATTGTGCTGGAGCAAAAGGGGCTGCCCCAGTTTGCCGGCATAGACCCGCACCAGGCCACCACCTACCTGCAAACAGTGCACCAGTACAGGGTGGCAGATACCGTGCACAGGGATGTAATTATGGTGCCGGCATGATTACTGTCTGGTGCGTAAAGACTGGCAACAAGTACAGCAACGAGCATGTGCACAGGCTAAAAGCGATGGTGGCCGCGCACCTTACCCTGCCCCATGTATTCCGCTGCCTGTCAGACGGCCCGGTGCCTGGTATAGACACGCTGGTGCCGGCAGAGACCTGGCCCGGCTGGTGGTCTAAGCTGCTGCTTTTCAAGTACGCCACAGTGGGCCGCCACCTGTACCTGGACCTGGACGTGGTGGTGGTGGGCTGTCTATCCAGCTGCGTTAGTTATGGAATGCTCACCATGCCGGCAAACTGGGCCCAGTCTGGCCACGGTGGCTGCCAGTCTAGTGTTATGAGCTGGGCCGGTATGCCGCCATCTATTTGGCGAGACTTCCAGCCAGAGCTGTTGGAGCCCCCGGCGCGCGGTAACTGCGGCGCATACAAAGGACTGTGGGGAGACCAGGAGTTTATTGGGGAGCGCCTGGGCTATCCGCGCCTGGGTGGGCAGGTTCTGCCCATGGCCGGGGTAGTCTCGTACAAGTACCACTGCAAGGAGCTGGCAGAGCCCCCGGAGGGTGCCAGCGTGGTATGCTTTCATGGTGAGCCTAAACCAGAGGACGTGGCAGACCAGTGGGTGAAAAATTCGCTATACACGCCAACCCCGGACAACCCCACCAGGTAGAATTTGCCGGCGCACTGCAGGCAGGTTTCGCAGTGCATGGACAGCCCAGCGAGGTGGATTTAACCGGGGGGCAGGCAGCAGACGTGCACATAGTGCTGGGCCCCTGGTTTGCTTTCCCGCGCTGGAAGTATGACCCCAGGGTGCTGTACTTAGACCGCTGCTATTTTGGAGACCCTGCCGGCGCGGCGTCACTGCACTGGCTGGACAAAGCAGAAAAGAAATACACCTGGAGCACAGACCCAAGGCCAGTGCCGGCAGTGAAGCCCTACCGGCCCCCCGGCCGTGAGATATACCTGTGCGACTACAGCGACCACCCACCCAGCCGGTTTAAGTATTTCCGACTGCACCCGGCCCGGCAAGTGCCACAGCCAGAGCTGCTGGAGCACCTGGCCGGATTCTCGAAAGCCTACGGCAAGCGCACCACGGCGCTGGTGGACGCTGCTATAAACGGCCTGGAGGTAGAGAGTGCAGACAGAGCCAGCCCGGTGTACCCTATAAGCGCGAACAGAGACGCCTGCAGGATTACATGGCTAAAAGGCTTGGCCTGGCATAATTGGAGCCTGGACGAAATACAGAGCGGCAGAGCATGGGAATACTTGAAACAACTGTAAAGGCTACCGGCCTGGCTGTAACCATAGACGAGGCCCGGCTGCAGTGCCGCCTGGGGGAGGACGTGAGCCACGACAAGCTACTAACCCGGCTAATCCGCGCAGCCACTAAAGAGGCTGAAACTTTTATAAACGGCGTGCTGCACCCGCGCACCATGGTGCTTACCCTGGACAGTTTCGCCAGTAAAAGGGTAGACCTGCAGGTGTACCCTGTGACCAGTATAACCAGCATTGAATACGACGACGTGGCAGACACAGAGCTAACCCTGGCCACCAGCGAGTACTACACGCAAGTGGGCCCCGGCAACATGGAGCCCACGGTGTGCCCGGTCAACACCTGGCCCACCACCTACAACAAGCCCGGAGCGGTGCGTATAACAATGCTGGCCGGCTACGCTAACCAGGGCGCAATACCAGAGGACGTGCGCCAGGCCATACTGGTACGGGTATACGATTTGTGGGACAACCCTGGGAACATTATCACTGGCACAATCAGCGCCACCACTGGTATTTATCCACAGCTGATAGACAGCCACAGGCGCATTAGATAATGCACAAGAACACCCAGCTGCTGCTGCAGTCAGCCACCACAGCACCAGACAGCGTGGGGCAGCCAATAGAGGCCTGGGCCACCTACGCCACTGTTATGGGTTCAGTGAGTACCAAAGCCGGCAGCGCCTACCATGCAGAGGACGGCGAAAAAAATCAGACTGTAGCAGAAGTGTGGATATGGATGCGCGCGGGGGTGGAGTGTAACCATAGGGTGGTAATGGGCGGCCTCACCTACGAGATAGCAGCCCCACCTATTAACATCAAAATGCAGAACCGGGAGCTGCTGCTAAAGCTGCGGCACGTCGAATGACAGGCGAACTAATAAAACTGGAAACAATCCCAGAGAATAAAGAGAGCATAGACACGCTGCGCCGGCTGGGCGCAGAGTTACAGCAGAAAGGCGTGGCCAGTGCCCTGCGATTTGCGGCCAAGCCACTGGCCCTGGCAATGAAAGCCACGGCCCCGGACGATCAGGAAACACCCGGCACCCGCCTGTCCGAAGCGATCAACGTAACCAAAGCCAAGAAAGGCACGCGCGTGCGCACAGGCGCTGGAGACCGATTTGTAGACGTATCTGCAGACGAGCTGGGCCTGGTGGTGGGGCCAAACAAGCGCGTAAGCGGCGGCCCGGTGGGCTACCTGGCATGGTTTCTGGAGCATGGCACAAAGCCCCACGCGATAAAGCCCCGTGCATCAAAGAAAACATTTAAACTGCAGATCAATGGCTCAGTAATTAGCGGGGTAGACGGTGTGCAGCACCCAGGGGTTAAGGCCAGGCACTGGATGGGGAACGCTTTCACAGCGGCCTCTGGACAAGTAGAATCAGGATTCTATACAGGGCTGCAGAGGTGGATTAAACGCGGTGGATATTAGCGCAATAGTGGCCCGGCTTACTGCCGAATGCCCCACGCTGGCCCAGGTCATAGCCCCCGCCACTGGTGGAACTACTCCGCGATTTGATACGCAGAGCGCGCTGGTAACACTACTGGCCCCGGTGGTGAGCGGCCGCATGTATCCCCTGGTTATGCCTGAAAAGGCGACACACCCCAGTATGGTCTATGCCCTGGTGGCCAGTGGTCCTGGGGTTTTCGAGGGCTACCATGTAACCCACACAGACCTGTATGTAATTAATCTGCGCGGGGAGGGCTATCTGGATTTGCTGGCCCTGGTTGATAGCATAACCACGGCGCTGGGCGGCGAAAATGTAGAGATAACAGACCAGCTGCACGATTACGACCAGGCAGAAAACTTGTACAGAATCCACCTGGAGCTGGAATTTACCACCCTGACAGCAGCCAGCCAGACTTTGCCGGCGGCGTTTGTCTATCCCCTGTCCAGGTCTGGCCAGCCCAGCACCTACGACAATTACACAAAGCAGTATGTGTCTGCTGATTACTCTATTTTAATCGTGACAGATGCCGGCAACGTGCCAGCTCTGCAGGACGAGATACAAGCAGCCCTAGTAGGCTGGCAACAAACTAGCTATTATCATGAAATGGAGTACGGTAATGGAGCGAGCATAGAGGGTGTGGGCAGCCTGGAAATGTGGCGCGAAGTGTACCGGGACGCTTTCTATATGGAACAAGCATAACCGCTTTAAAGGAGCAAAATTATGTTTTTCAAAGACAAGAACCTGCTGGCAAAAACAGAAGCATCCTACGGCGTCGATATAACCCCTCTGGGCACTGATGCTGTATTAACCAGCAATCTGAGCATTACGCCCTACGGTGGCCCCCTTGTCGCCAGGGAGCTGGATAGAAACTATCTGGGCGCCCAGGAAAAGATTAACGTAAATGAACAGGTGCTGCTGACTTTCGATGTAGAGCTGGCTGGCTCTGGCACTGCTGGCACAGCGCCAGCGTGGGCCGCTTGTTTGCTTGCCTGTGCATGGCAGGAGGCCGACAGCTCGCCAACAGGCACCAGCAAGATATACAACCCGCTGAAAGAAGCCATGAGCAGTGCCACGCTGTATTTTTTCAATGATGGCATGAAGCATATTATTACTGGCGCGCGCGGTAACGTCGTTTTTAATCTGTCCAGGGGTGAAATCCCCAAAATGTCTTATACCATGACAGGTATCTACAACACCCCAACAGCTGCCACCCCTTCAGGCGTGGACGTGTCGGACTATGTAACGCCTCTGCCAGTCACTAATGTGAACACCCCAACCTACACCATAGATTCCGTAGCAGTACGCGCGGAATCCTTCGTGCTGGACATGGGCAATAATGTGATTAAGCGCAACATTATCAACAGCGACGAGGTGCGCATAACTAACCGCGACGTGTCGCTAAATACTGTTTTTGAGGCAGACACGCCAGCCACTAAAGACTGGTTTACAGATGCAGTGGAAAGCCACAACGGTATAACCAAAGTGGTGGTAAGTTTGATACACGGGACTACCAGCGGAAATATTTTGCAGTTCCTGGTGTCTGGGTATCAAGCCACCAAGCTAGAACCTAGCGGCAGCGACGAGCTAACCATTTTCACCATGGGCGGTAGCTGTATTCCCACCGCAGGTAACGACGAGGTAGCTCTGATAGTTTACTAATTCGGCTGCCCCTGTAGTCGGATACTGGCGCCCCTTTGTCCCGCCCGTGGCGGGGGGTGCCTTTTACTTTTACGGGCCTAGGAGTAACGGGCAATGGCTGTATTAAAAGGCATAGCGACAAGAATCACTGTTTTTTGCAAATGCAAAATCAGTCTGGGTATGGGCAAAACTGAAACACTGCGTTTTCCGGTGGAGTTCAACAAGCTGACAACAGAGCAGGCCCAGGAAAAAATCGATGCAATGAACGACCCAGACCAGCCGGAGACGACGGCTACCAGTATTCTGCGGGAAGACATACTGAGCTGGAAAGGGTTGCTGGGTGTAGACAAAGAAGAAATAGAATTCGAGGAGGGGCCCCTAAACGATATGCTGGATCATATTGAATACACAGCCGGCCTGTTCGATGCCTGGGGGCAAGCCCAGCTGGGCACCCAGATGGCAAAAATAAAAAACTCATAACGGCCGGCTACCATCACGAAAGCTGCAAGAGGGTACAAAGTGATGGTGGCCTGGCCGAAGATAGCGAATACTTAAACCTGCCCCCGGAGGTGCTGGCACGCATAAACGGGAGCAGTAAAGAAAACGTGGTGCTGCACCCGGACTGGTTCCCGGCTTTCGAGCTTTACCAGTTTTGTAGCACCCAGTGGCGCAGCACGGAAATGGGAGGGAAAACGGGGCTGGACTATACGGCCCTGTTCACAGTAGCCAGAGAGTGGCCTGGGGATAGGCCGGCGCTGGACCTGGTGGCAGAGGTGCGCTACCTGGAGCTGGGGGCCCTGGTGGCCATGGCTGGCAAGACCCCAACAGAGCTGGCAGACATGATGGACGACGAGGACGAGGAGGACGGCGAGTAATGGCACGAACATACAAGGCCGGCGTACTCTTAACAGGAGACAGCAAGGGCGCAGTTAAAGCTGTAAACCTGACAGAAAAGCAGCTGGAGAACCTGGACAGCACCACGGGGCGTGCAGCCAGGAACATTGCCAAATCATCTAAGCAAATGTCTGCAGGCTTTGGCCAGATGGCCAGACGCGCTGTGACGTGGGGCGCGGCCGCTGCAGGCGCTGGTGTGGCCGTAACGGCCGCCCTGGTAAAAACTGGGCTTAGTTCAGCAGATGCACTGGCCAAGACTGCAGACAAGCTGGGGCTCACTACAGAGGCCCTGGCGCGCTACCGCTTCGCAGCAGAGCAAACTGGCGTAGCACAGAATGCCGCAGACATAGCGCTGCAGCGATTCACACGACGGCTGGCAGACGCGGCAGCCGGCAGCGGCCCGGCCGTTTCAGCATTCAAGGCCTTGAACCTGGAGGCCAAAGACCTGATAGAGCTTTCCCCAGATAAGGCCTTTGCTGCAGTGGCAGACAAAATGGCACTGGTAGAGAATCAATCCCAGAAAGTAAGCCTGGCCTTTAAGCTATTTGACAGCGAGGGTGTGAACCTGGTTAACACTCTGGCGCTGGGTAGTGAAGGCCTGGAGGAGCTGGGCCGGCAGGCAGACGTGGCGGGGCTTTCAATCAGCCGCCTGGATGCTGCCAAAGTAGAGGCCGCCAATGATTCCATAAACCGTGTGAGCAAACTTGTGCAGGGCTTTGGCACCCAGCTGGCTGTTAAGTTTGCACCAGTGCTGGAGGCAATAGCAGATAGAATATTTGGCATAGGAGTGGAGGCCGGCGGCACAGCCAAAGCGGCCGGCCAGGCTTTTGACTTCATGGTAAAAGCGGTGGGCGTTTTTGCAGACGGTATACACGGCATAAACATAGCCTGGTCTGGTATGAAAGTGGTGGTGCTGTCCGTTGCAAGGTTTGTCACTGAACAGATAAACGGTTTGGTGGACGGTGTAATTGGGCTGTGGAACAAACTGCCCTGGATAGACGATCCCATTAGCACCCTGGGCCCAATGGATAGGGCGCTGGATGCGCTAGAAAAAAGTTTTGAAGAATCCCAGCTGGAAATAGAGAGGCTGCTGCTCAAACCTTTGCCCAGTGTTGCCATAGCCGATTTTGTAGCAGATGCAGAAAGCAGCTGGGAAGCCGGCGCTATTAATATCGGCGCCAGCAATGAAGACATACAGGGCGCAGTGCTAACCACTGAGGAAGTAATAAAGTCACTGGCCACCACTACAAAGAAAGAAACAAAAACCATAATGTCTGCCTGGGACAAAGCCATAACAGGCATGGTGGAGCGTATAGACTCAGCGTTTGCCAGCGCCTGGAAAGGTGCTTTCGAGTCATGGGGCGAATTCAAAGACCAGATGGTAGAGGGCTTTAAAGAGTTTGCAGCAGAGATTGCGCACCTAAATATCACACGGCCCATTGCAGAGGGTGTGGCTAATTTCTTTGGCCTGGCTACCAGTAACGGTGGTGGAGGTGGTGGTGGTACAGGTGCCGGTGCCGGCAACTTTGGAATATTGGGCACGGCTTACAGTGGAGTCACTGGAGCCTATGCAGGCTACCAGGCTACTGGCACCCTGGTCGGTGCGTTTCAGGGATTGAAAACGGGCCTGGGATTTGGTGCTGCTCCAGCAGCTGCGCCCTTAGTGGCCCCCACCACAGAGGCTGGAATACTGGCCCTGGGGCAGGGGCCACTAACCCAGACGGCAGCAGCCGAATATGTGGCCGCACAGAATGCCGCACCAGCGGCCAGTGGCAGTGGATTTTCAGCGGCCTCTGTAGGGTGGGCGGCGCTCGTTGTGGGAGTGGTTAATACCCTTACTGACTTGAACAGCGGCGCCTATGGCTTTAGCGACGTGCTGACAGGAGAGGGAGTAACAGACAAGTACGCGGGGGAGTTTGATGAAATTATACCCGGCCTGGGTACGGCCGTGGCAGCAGCTGCAGACAACGCACGCAAGCTGGCAAACCTAACATCCTTTGGCACGTTTGATAAAATATTTGGTAGCGGTGGCGCTAACAACGCTGCAGCGCGCGGCACGCTGGCGCTGGGTGATGGCGGCCGTTATGTGGCAGGCGTGGGCAAAAGTTTCGCCAGCAAAAACGTGCGCGGTGTAGAGAGCATTTTTGATGCGCTTGAAAGTTTCAGTAAGATCATTGGCGGCAGCTCTGCAAAATTCGATGTGTGGCTGGGTAAGGTAGATGGGTTCAGGCTTTTTTCAGAGGACGGAGAAAAGCTAATAGAGACCAAAAACGATAAGGATTTTTTCAACGAAGCCATAGACCTGGTGCTGGAGGGTGCCACAAACCTTACTGATGGTCTGCGCGCAGAGCTGCTGGAATTCAACGGCAGCCTAGAGGAAATTTTTGAATTCACACTGCTAAAGGTTTATATAAACGACTTAGCCAATGTGGCCGGGGAGACGGTGCCGGCACTCCAGGAAATGATAAACAACTACCAGGGAGCGCTGGAGGGCCAGCGCGCCTATGCAGAAAGCCTGGTGGCGGTGGCCGCTTTAATCGCGCCGGGGCAAAATCCGGTTACTCTGGCACTGAATGACTTTACAGGCGGCCTGCCAACAGAGAGCCAGGCTATTAGTACCGCGCTGGATTCTACGCTGTCGTCTCTGGGCATGGCTGTGCAGGGGTTCAATGGCACAGAGCAGGCGGCCGCTAATTTGGCAGTGGCACTGGCACAAAATAAAGCTGCAGCCTACGAGTACGCCATAGCAATTTCTGCAATTGGTAAAAGCATAGAGGAGCAGGCCCTGGGACAGGCGCAGTCTATCCGCGATTCTGTTTTAAGTAAGGACGCCCTACGCGCTCAGCAGATAGAGCAGCGCGAAACATTACGCGGGGAGCTGGAAACCACCACAGACGTGAGCACAGCCCAGGACCTGGTGGCCCAGATACTGCAGCTTAACAGGCAGATATTCGACAGCACAGACCTGTCCGAAATGTCAGAAATGGGAACAGCCGCGACTGCAGATATGTTTGCCACTATCGCAGAGAAAACGAACGAGACCGCGCAGCGCATTATTACAGCAGATATAGAAGCGCGCAGGGTAGAGCAGAACGTAACCAACAGCGCTATAGAGGCAATGTTTCAAACGATTGCAGACAAGCAACGCGAAACTGCAGAATATGAAAGAGACACTGCAGAGATATTCCGCGACGGTATCGCGGCGTTTGTAGCTGCTGGTGGCATTAATACATTGCCTGGCTTGGAGGTGCAGCAGTAATGGCCGTGGTAGCTTTTCCAACTGGATACCCGTTAGAAAGGACTAGCGGTTTTGAGATAGACCCCGGCGTAGAAATGGACGTAATGGATGACAACAGCTGGACGACGCGCGAGGTGTCACCAGACGAGGCCTACACCATAAACGCGCAATACAAGACGTTAACAGAGCTGGAAAAAGACACGCTGTGGGATTTTATCAAAGACAACAAAAGCAACTACATAACATGGACGCCAGATAGTACGCTTTATATTGGGCAGTTTGTTGGTAAACCACGGTGGACAATGTCGGGCGGCACATACAATGTGTTTTTTACTTACTACGGTATAGAGTTCACCCTGTAAATGCGCGCGCTGTCAGAGACTCAGGCCAGCAATAGCAAGGCGGTACAAACCAAGCCTATTGTACTGGTGCGGCATGAGCACAGCGGCATAGAGGAGCTGGCCGGCGCTTCTGGGGGCAGTGTTGTATTTAATGGCGAAACCTACGCCACTGGCCCCAGCGGTGTGAAAGTTTTATCTATCGTAGACAGCCGGCTGGCCACCCTGTGGCTGTCACCTACTAACGCGCGACTGTCCGAAGTAGTAAACGGAACATGGCGCAATGGTAGCTGCACAATCTATTTAATTCCCGCGCTGCCTGGAGAGCTTGGCCCCTTTGTATTGGGAGACCAGATACAGCCAATAGAGGGAAAGATTATATCCAGCAAGTACTCCAGCAGTGGCGTGGTGTTTCAGGTGCAGCACAGCACACTCACTAGCGTATACACCCCGCCAAACAAGTGCGACGAAGTAGCAAACCACATACCGGCCCCTGGCACGGTGCTAACCTGGGACGGTGAAAAAACAAAACTGGAGCGCAAAAAGTAATGGCGCAAGTGAATAAAAGCGCTGACCTACGCGGCAACCTGCCGGCCTCAAAAATAAACGAATTTGCAGAGGACGGTAAAAGTTTCAACATAGACGCGACGGCGGCAGGCGCGCCGATACCTGTAGTATATGGAACAGTGCCGGTGCCTGGCCTGGTAGCTGCTTACACAATCACAAACCCAGGCAACCAGCTGCGCATACTGGTTATATGGTGCTATGGAGAGGTTAAAAAAATCACCCCTTTTATAAACGGGGTGCCGGTGCCGGTTGATGTAGACCACAGAAACTACCGGGGCGTCTCGTACCAGTCTGTAGAGACCTGGCTAAGCAGTGAGATACCGGCCTATGCAGACGATTTAATACTAACAAAGCCGGCCGGGGATGTAGGTCTGGCCTGCAGTGTTTTTAAGATAGAGCAGAACGAGCTGGCCCAGGGGGGATTTAGTCCTACTGCAATTATTGAGGGGGCTATCTGTCCCAACCCTACAGCCACCCACGACGGCGACCCTTTCCGAAATGAGACAGGGCACAGTGTACATTTTCAAGAGACCAGCCCAACTGCTGCGACAGACGACAGCATAAACGCGCACACAGTAACGCTGGTGGGCAGCCCAACAATAGACAGCACAGGCCTGGTGTGTGATGGGGCCACCCAGTACGCCACAATACCGAATCACACCAGCCTGATACCGGACACAGACGAGTGGGGCTACGAGTGCAGAGTAAAACCTGTAGACGTTGGCGGTGGTAATCATATTATTTTTAACATTGGCACCACTGGTGGAGGTGATGCGTGCATAGCCCTGTACCGTAATGCCACTGACCTAAAACTGTCACTATCTAGCAATGGCACCAGCTACGACATATTAAACGCGATAACGGTGGAGGCCGGCGCATTCTCTGCAGGGGTGCAGGCAGATATAAAAATAGAGCGATACGGCGGCCGCTATTTAATCTATCTGGATGGTGACAGGAAAGACTCGAACAAGAAAACAGACAACTGCTACAGCAGCGGGGCACCCATAGAGATAGGCGCGCGGGGTGGTGACGGTGCTACTTCATGGCACGGTTCTATTTTATGCAGCCGCCTGGTGAAAGGGTGTAACAGATACAATTTCCTGCACTCGGTCGATAATGCACCCTTTGCAGATTCTGGAACGTACACGCCCGGCGCAGAGTTCACAGACAACCCGGCATTGTGCATGGGAGAGCTGGCCACTAATCCATACTATGGCCTAGGCGTGGGAACGGTGGACGGCCTGGAGGAGGCCATGGACTGGTGCGACGAGCTAATAGACGGCGCTATAACACGCGCGCAAATGTCCCTATACATTGGCACCCCAAAGTTAACTGCTGAATGGCTGGACTACATTGGCGAGTATGCAGAATGCCTGTGGATGCCAGACGGCACAGATACGGTGGTGCTGGTTCCAGACCAGCCAGCGATTAATGCGCCCAGCGGCCCGGAGTATGCAAGCAATCCCACGTTTGACCCAGAGACCACGGTAAGCCCGGAGGCAGACGACAGCTGGACGGCCACCAATGGTTTTAGCTGGAATGCAAATATAGGTGGTTTCTATATCCATGTGCCGCAATCACCCAACGTACCGGGAGAATTAGCGCAGCAGGTAGTGCCGGACTATGGCCAGCTGCACATAGCCAAAGCCACTATAGTGGTACTGTCTGGTGGCAGTGCTGATATAACGCTGGACGGCGTTTCCTTGCTAACAATCACGGCTACGGGCACGCACTCGGTGGAGGTGACGCCAACAGAATCCAGCCCTAACCCGCAATTAAAACTGGAATACACGGGAGAGGGAAATTGCTGGTGCACAGAGCTTTCACTAAAAAGGAAATACTACGAGGAAACGCAGTTTATAAAAGACTCCATAGTGGTGGAGGGTATAACCAACGCAGACACGCCAACCCGGTACAATATCCGATACAAAGAGGACAGCACCACCACAGCCAACTGGGAGGAAAAGACAGCGCCCTACCAGCTGCCGGGCGTAGAGGCCGGTGATTTGCCCCTGATAGAGACCACAGTAAGCCTGCCGGCAATTTACCGGGAGGAGGAGGCCACTAGCAAGGGCCAGACGCGCGCGGCCAAACTTCTAAACAGGGTGAGAGTCAGCTGGGAAACTGTCAGCGGTGGGCTGGCGTACCGCAAAGGCGGCGTGGTGCAGCTGATACAACCCAACAGAGCCATAGACCTGGCTGTAAGGCTGATGGGTGTAACAATGGGCAAGGCCGGTAGGTATAAAGCCCAGGGCCTGGTGTATGCAGACGGCCACTATCCCAACACGCTGCCAGAGGGCACAGGCACAATACCCGTGAACGCGGTCACAATGTTGGCCAGCGGCGCAGCGGTGCCGGCGGGGTGGAGTGTATACACGGCTGCAGATGGTAAATACATTACAATTTGCGACACGGCGGCCAGCCCAGAGGAGGTGCCAGGAGATACCAAAGGCGCGGCCTCTTTCGCTGGCTGGACTGGCACCACAGATGATGGCGGCGAACACTCACCAGAAAACCATACCGGCTTTTTGTATTACCTTACCCAGCCCCCTACTGGCTTTGAAACAAACTGGCGCGACGAGGCCGCGACAGAGCCGGCACACACGCACACCTACACAACTGGGTCATTTTCTCCAGACCCTTACCGGCGCGAAAACATCCTGATACAAAAAACCGGGGCAGGCTCCAGCACCATACCCGTGGAGGCCCTGGTGTTCGGTCTCAAAAATCTGAACGTGCCAAACCTGCAGCGCACAGTGGCCTACCAGAATCGGCTGCTGCAGGCCGCGAGCGCCAGCCAGAATGCAGGCACGGCCAGCGAATTTGTAACCTTTACCAGTGATTCAACAGACGACAGTCACGACCACCACAACACCACTGGCACTACAGGCACAGTGAATGCAGATACCACTACCCAGCTAAAAGGGCCACCCCAGACTGCAGGTGGAGCGCACACCCACGACTACAACCTGGCATTGCAGCGGAACATAAAACAGTACACTCTCTCACTCTATGCGGGTACTGCAGACTTTACAGTGGTGCCTGGCGTGATTATGTTTTGGCCAGAGCCCCTGGTGGGCTCACCAGAGCCATTGCCGGCAGAGTGGGTGCAGTGTGATGGGAACAACGCCACGCCAGACCTAAGAGGCTACAGGATTGTTATAGCGGCCAATGGGGGGGAGGAGTCAGCCAGCGGAGACGATACTGTATCCATATCCGGTGCTGGTGACGAGGTAGGCCACGACCACGACGACAGCAACGTAGACGAGGAGAAAGAGAGCCGGACGTTTTACCACAAAAATAAGGTCTATCACAGCCACGTCGTGGGGGAGTCTGGCGCATGGGTGGCGCCCAGCTTTGCACTACATGCCATTATGTTTATAGGCTAACCCGCCAGCTCCAGTATGTGCTCCACGGTATCCCCTGATAGCTCAAGGGTGGCCCGGCAGCAGGGACAGTGTATTTTCTTCACGGCGCGCAGCCGGAGCCGTTCCGCTTCTTTATCCATGTCAGCCAGTACAGCCACCGTGGCCTGTGCGACGTAGGCCAGCATGTGCTCAGTGGCTACCCAGACCGCGCAGCCGTCGCGCTTCATGCCGGCATAGAAAATTAAACCCTTACTGCGCAGCGGCGCAAAGCGTGGGCTAATGGTTTTATTTGCCGCTTCCCCATAGATGCCCTGCAAATCCTTCTGGGTTAGCCCCTGCAGGCCGGCAGACAGGATGCACTCGTATATGGCCACAGACCACCCGGCCGCGTCCACGCGCTCTGCAGCGGCCTTTGCTGTCACCATGTCGTCACGCCTGGCCAGTTCATGGTATGGCGTATGCAACAGCGCTTTATTTATCATTGTCTGGAGACTCCACCTTTAGCGCTAACACGTCTATGGATACACTCCACTGCAGTACAGCGAGGCCCCCGCAATAGTTCAGCCGTGGCGGCACTGGTGAATCCGAAGGAAACACGCACTCGCGTACCAGCCGGCCCTGGGCCCTTTCCGGCCTTACATCTACTTCAGAAACCAGGCTTTTGCCACAGTGGGGGCAGTTCCAGTTAACTAAGTGTTTCATGCGCAGCCCCCCACCTTTACCACCTGCAGCACCACCCAGGCACCAGCAGCCCCGGAGGTGATGGCTACGCCAGCATAAGACCAGGCCAGCGCTTTGGCTTTAGAGCGCGCTGCAGTGCTGGTGTAGTGCCCCGGCAAGGCATGGCGCCTGTCCACCAGGCTTTTAACGTCGTGAAGGCCTGGTGTTCTGGTGTGTTTTTTAGTTTGCATGGCTTTCTCCCAGGCCGCGTGCGTGCAGAATTGCTATTAGATTATGCAGCCCCATGTCTGGG